CTGGCCCATGGGGATGACCCCCGAGAAGTGGTCGGTCTCGGCCCTGGCCGTGGAATTTGCCATGGACCGGCGGACCGTGGCCCGGCGGCTGGCCGAGGTGCCGGCGGCCGACGTCACGGCCCTCGGCAACGTCTACTGGATGCGCGACGCGGCGCCCGCCCTGGTGCAGGGCGCGGCGTCGAGCTCGAGCGGGACCGTCGGCGAGAAGCTCAACCTGACGGACGAAACTGCGCGGCTCAAGAAGATGCAGGCCGACAAGGCGGGGCTCGAGCTCGAGGTGATGCGCGCCAAGCTGATTCCGGCCGAGACCGTGGCCAAGGTGTGGGCCGCGATGCTCGTGGCCTGCCGCCAGAAGATGCTGTCGCTGCCCTCGACGATCGCCACCCGCGTGTTCGGGCTGCCGGTGCGCGACATCCAGGCCGAGGCCGAGACCCTCGTGTACAACGCGCTGACCGAGCTCAAGGACTATGACGCAGCCGACTACGTGTCAGACGTCCATCTGGCAAGTGTCCAGGGAGGCGATGAGCCGGCTCGCGCCGCCCCCGAAGCTCCTGGTGAGCGAGTGGGCCGACCGGCACCGACAGCTGTCAAGCGAGGCAAGCGCCGAGCCAGGCCAGTGGAGGACTGACCGAGCCGAATACCAGCGCGGGATCATGGATGCGGTGCTCGACCGCCGGATCTGGCGGGTGGTGGTGAAGTCGAGCGCCCAGGTCGGTAAGTCTGAGATCATCCTCAACATCATCGGCTACTTCGCGCACCAGGACCCGTCGCCAATCATCCAGCTGCAGCCGACGATCCAGATGGCCGAGGCATTCTCGCGCGATCGCGTGGCCACCATGATCCGCGACACGAAGGCGCTGTCGGCGCTCTTCGCCGACCCCAAGTCCCGGGACTCCGGGAACACCCTGCTCTACAAGAAATTCCCAGGCGGCTACCTGACGCTGATCGGCGGTAACAGCCCATCGTCCCTCGCTTCGAGGCCCGCGCGCATCGTGCTGGCCGACGAGATCGACCGGCTGCCGCCGTCGGCCGGCAACGAAGGCGACCCCCTGGCGCTGCTCGTGAAGCGCACCAACAACTACCACAACCGGATCGTGGTCGAGGTCAGCACGCCGACCATCGACGGCGCCAGCCGCATCCAGTTCTCGTTCTCCCAGAGCGACCAGCGATTCTTCAATGTGCCGTGCCCCGCCTGCGGCCAGCTCCAGTCCCTGAAGTGGGCGAACTTCCACTGGTCCCGCGACCTGGCGACCAGCCCCGACGACATCTGGATCGAGTGCGAGGGATGCGCCTCACAGATCCGCGAGGCCCAGAAGCCCCTGATGATGCGGCACGGGAAGTGGATCGCGACGGCCGAGAGCAACGGCGTCGCCGGCTTCCACCTCAACGAGCTGCTCTCGCCCTGGAGCCCATGGCGGAAGATCCGCGACGAGTTCCTGGCGGCCAAGGGCGACCCGGAGCTGCTGCGGGTGTTCATCAACACGAGCCTCGGTGAGGTCTGGCAGGAGCAGGGCGAGGGGGTGGAGGCCGACCGCGTGCAGGCGCGGACCGAGACCTACCCGGCACCGGTCCCTGGCCGCGTGCTATTCCTGACGGCCGGCATCGACACGCAGCCCGACCGCCTGGAGATGACAGTCGATGGCTGGGCGTACGGCGAGGAGAACTACAAGATCGCCCACATCATCGTCTGGGGCGACACGACGAAGCCCGAGGTATGGAACGACCTGGACAGTCACCTCCTGCTTGGGCGCTGGCGGCGCGAGGACGGCGTCGAACTGAAGATCAAGGCCGCCTGTGTCGACACGGCCGGGCACTCCACGCAGCGGGCCTACGCGTTCTGCAAGGGGAAGCGCAGCCGCCGGGTGTTCGCGATCGTCGGGCGCGGCGGCGAGGGCCGCCCCTACGTGTCGAGTCCCGCCCGCAAGCGCTACGGCCGATCGAAACTCCCCGTCGAGCTGTTCACGGTGGGCGTCGACGAGATCAAACGCGTCATCTACCGGCGGCTCTCGGCGGCCGAGCCGGGGCCCGGCTACATCCACTTCCCGGACTCCGACGACTTCGGGCCGGAGTACTTCGCCCAGCTCGCGGCCGAGAAGATGGTGACCGAGTACCGGCACGGGGTACCCAAACGCCGCTTCAAGCAGGTCAGGGACCGCAACGAGGCCCTGGACTGCTCGGTCTATTCCTATGCCGCCATGCAGCTGATGGCACCCAACTGGCGGGCGCTCGAGCGCAAACGAGCCTCGCACACTACGGAGACCGGCGACTTTGAGCCCCAGGAAGTGCTGACGCCGCAGGCCGAGGTCAAGCGCCCAGTGCGCCGCCCTGGCCGACGCGGCTGGATGTCCGGCCTCTGAGGGGTGAGATGACGCCTGCCGCGACGTTCCCGACCGAGATCCGGTCCGGGGACACCGTCCACTGGAGACACGCGTCCGACGACTACAGCTCGGGTGACGGCTGGGACCTGGTCATCAACCTGGTCACGGCCGCCGCCACGGTGCCAGTCGCCGGCGTGCCGCAGGCAGACGGCTCGTGGCTCTGCACGCTGGCCGCGGCCGCCAACACACTGGCCGCTGGCCACGCCACGTGGGCCGCCGTCATCACGCGCCCCGACGAGCGACACACGGTCGAGACCGGGACCTTTGTGGTCCTGCCCGACCTGACTGCGGCCGGCGGCCGCGACACGCGCAGCCACGTGCGGCGGGTGCTGGACAACGTCCAGCTCGCGATCGAGGGCAAGGCCTCCCAAGTCGAAGCGGAGCTCACGGTCGGCGACAAGGCCGTGAAGTACATGTCCCACAAGGAACTGCTCGACCTGCGCCGGGAGTACTCGGCGCTGTGGGCGGCCGAAGTGGACCGCGAGCGCGTGCGCCGCGGGGGCCGGTCGCGCAACAAGGTGAGGGTGCAGTTTTGAACCTGCGCGACCTGTTCAGCGGCTCGCCCGCCGCCCCGCCGGCTCCGCCCGTCGTCACGCCGGACCCGGCTCCGGACCCGGCACCGCGCCGCCGGTCGCGGTACATCCGCCCCGCCCGGTCATTCGACGCTGCGGTCAGTGACCGGCTGACCACCGACTGGAACCCGGCCACCGTCGACATCAACGAGCTGCTGCGCGCGCAGCTGCTGCCCCTGCAGGGCCGCGCGCGCCACCTGGTGAGGAACGCGGACTACCCGACCAGGTGGGTCTCGCTGGTCACCGACAACGTCATCGGCCACCAGGGGATCCAGATCCAGAGCCGCGCGGCCTCCCGGCGCGGCGACGTGGACAAGCAGGCGGCGCGCGAAATCGAGAAGCACTGGAGGGAGTGGTGCGAAGAGCACTGTGACTTCCTCGGGCAGATGCAGTTCCTCGACATGCAGCACGCGGCAGCCGCCAGTTGGGCGACCAATGGCGAGTTCCTGCTCCGAAAGCTGTACGGGGCCGACGGCGGCCGCTATGGCCTGCGCCTGCAGATGATGGACTGCATGAGGCTCGACCCGGGGTACAACGTCGAGCTCGGCAGCGGCCGCGAAATGAAGCTGGGTATCGAACGTGACGTGGTCGGCCGCATCCTGGCCTATCACCTGACCAACGGCCGGTCCGGATCCACGTACACCGCGGCCAACGGCTACGACTACGTACGGATCGAAGCGGCGCACGTGATCCACGGGTTCCTGGTCCAGGAAGCCGGCCAGATGCGCGGCATCCCGCCCATGGCCCCCGTGATGCTGCGGATGCAGCACCTCTCGAAGTACGAGCAGGCGGCCCTGGTCAATGCGCGTGGCGGCGCCTCGACCATGGGCCTGCTGAAGAACATCGACGGCGACGAAGATGCGATAGACGGCGACACGGATGACGGCGACGGGCCGGTGTTCGAGTTCGAGCCGGGAACGTTCCGCAAGATCCCGAAGGGATGGGACGCGCAGAAATTCGACCCGGCGTATCCCAATGGCGAGCTCCCGTCGTTCGTGAAGATCTGCCTGCGCGGGGCGTCCGCCGGCCTGGGCGTGGCCTACCACGGGATGACCGGCGACCTCGAGTCCGTCAACTTCTCGAGCGGCCGCATCGGCGAGCTCAAGGAGCGTTTGACCTGGATGCGGCTCCAGACGTGGATGGCCCGCCGCCTGGTGCGCGACGCATTCAACAGCTGGCTGCGAGAAGCGCTCATCCGCCAGATCATCACGGTCCGCCGTGCCCCGCTGTCCCTCTCCCACGAGGACCGCTACCGCCTGGTCACCTACCGCTACAAGCGGTGGCCGTGGGTCGATCCGGCCAAGGACGCCAACGCCAACGAGACGCTGCACGCCATGGGTGCCCGGTCCATCTCCGAGATCATCCGCGACCTGGGTGGGGAGCCGGAGGAGACGTTCGAGGAAATCGCGCGCGAGCGCAAGATCATGGCCTCGCTCGGCATCACGCCGCGCGAAGTTCTGGGCAAGGTCAGCAAGGAGGCTGAGGTCGATGGCGAAGACAATGACGGAGCTGGAGACGGCGGAGCTGGAGGCCCTGGGCAAGGAGACGACTCCTGAGGCCCTGGCGCCGGGCCAGCCCTGTACGCTCGAGCGCACGTTCATCGTCGAGCTTGCGGGGCGCGCTGCCGCCGGCCGAGGGCTGATCGACGAGAAGGCGCGGACGGTGACTTTCCCGTTCGCCTCTGAATTCCGCGAGGTCGAGCAGTGGTTCGGGGTCGAGATCCTCGACCACAGCCCGGGGGCCGTCGTGCTCGAGCGGCTGATCGCCGCCGGCCCGGTGCTCCTGGACCACATGCGCAACGAGATGATCGGGCGGGTACGTGAGGCCTGGATCGGCGAAGACCGGCGGACGTGGGCCAAGGTCCAGTTTTCCCGGGCGGCGAAGGCCAACGACATCTTCAACGACGTGCTCGACGATATCAGGGTCATGGTCTCGTGCCGCTACCGCGTGCACAGCATGCGCCTGGTCGAGCGCGGCGAGAAAAAGCCCGACACCTACCTCGTGACCAAGTGGGAGCCGTACGAGGTCAGCTTCGTTTCGATCCCCGCTGACGTCTCGGTCGGAGTCGGCCGCGAACTGGTGGAGCCGGGGAGTACTCCCGCCGTCGAAACGGTGGGCAACGCAGGGAGGCAGGAGCCCATGAAGATGACGAGCATGCGGGCGGCGCATCTGCTCGAGCAGAGTGCCGAGGGCGGCGGCGGCGGGACCAATGTGGCGCCGCCGCCCCAGGTGTCCGTGGCCGAGGCCCAGCGGGCCGGCGCCGAGGCCGAGCGCGCGCGCATCGCGGGCATCGAGGACGTAGCGGGGAAGGTCTCGCACCTGTTCGACGCCACGGACCTCGCGCGCCAGTTCCGGGACAGCGGCCGGTCGGTGGCCGAGTTCCACGCGGCGATCACCGACAAGCTGGGTGAGGTCAAGTCGCCCGTGGTCACGGCCCGCGCCGCGGGCGAGGGTACGGCGGCCATCGGCATGTCGCGCGACGAGGTCCGCAACTACTCCCTGATCCGCGCGGTCAACGCCATGCTGAGCGGCGACTGGACCAAGGCCGGTCTGGAGCGGGCGGCCAGCGAAGCTGTCTCCAAGATGTTGGGGCGCGACCCGCAGGGCATGTGGTTCCCGCACGACGTCATGGCCTACAACCCGTACGAGCAGCGGGCCCTGGACAGCACGGCGGCCGGCGCCGTGATCGACACGGCCCTGATGATGGGCTCGTTCATCGACCTGATCCGCAACAACAGCGTTGTGGCCAAGGTCGGCGCCACCGTCCTGCCGGGCCTGACGTCGGATCTCGACATCCCCAAGCAGATCGGTGCGATCACCGGCGGGTGGATCGACAACGAGACGTACGCGGGGGCGGAATCCAGCCAGCCCGCGATCAGCTCGGTGCCGATGTCTCCGAAGACCTACCGGATGCGCGTCGACATCACCCGCAAGATGCTCAAGCAGCCGTCCATGGCCATGGAGATGCTGGTCCGTCGCGAGCTGGCGCTGCAGAGCGGCGCGGGCCTCGACGAGGCGGCGCTCGTCGGTTCCGGCCTCGGCAGCATGCCGCAGGGCCTGCTGACGATGCCGCTGGTGCCGGTCGTGCCCATCGGCGCGACGGGCGGCGCCCTGGCGTGGAACCACGTCGTGGACATGGAGACGGCCCTGCTCAACCACAAGCGGCTGGGCAACCTGGCCTACGTCACCAACAGCGCGGTGATGGGCGCCTGCAAGAAGACGCCGCGCCACGCCACGGCGACGGTCGGCGGCTACCTGATCGACACGGACGGCAAGCTGAACGGCTACACCGTCGTCGAGTCGAACTTCGTGCCGTCGAACCTCACGAAGAGCACGGGCAGCAACCTGTCGGCGATGTTCTACGGTGCGTGGTCGGCTCTGCTCATCGGCCTCTGGGGCGGCCTGGACGTCGAGCTCGACAAGAGCAGCCCGAGCATGGCGGAGAAGGGCGGCGTGACGCTCCGCGGCTTCCAGGACGTGGACGTCAAGGTGCAGTACACGGGGGCCTTCTCCGTGTGCAAGGACATCGCGACCCAGTAGGCGGCCAACCTGGTGGGGCGGGCCACGCCCGCCCCACAGGCCTCAGAAGGAGCTGAAGAGATGGCACAGGCATTTCACGGCCGCGCGGGCAAGGTCAAGGCCGGCACGAACCTCATCGGATCGGTGACGGCCTGGTCGTACGAGGAGTCGGTCGACGAACAGGAGACCACTGCCATGGGAGACGTCGCCAAGACGTACCTGGGTGGTCTGCGCGACGGCAGTGGCCAGGTCGACTGCTGGTGGCTGAAGACCGACGTCGGTCACGCGGCGCTGCTCGCGGCGTTCGCCTCCGGCCAGGCCGTGGAGCTCACGATCCTCCCGACGGGCTTGGATACCACGGGCGAGATCGAGTTCTCGGGCCCGGTCGTTGTCAAGAGCAGGTCCCTGGACGGGAGCAAGGATGACATCATCAAGGTCAGCTTTGCCTTCCGCGGATTCCTGGAACAGACGGTCCTCTAGGGGATCGCTGCCGGCCGCGGCCGGAGAAGAGGAGAGAGCAATGCTGAGTTCGGGCGGGATCAAGGGCAAGACGGCCTGGGTCGTGGTCAAGCGGTCCGTGAACGGACTCGACGGCGAGCCGCTCAAGGTCGGCCAGAAGGTCCAGCTGTCGCTGGCCCAGGCGCACGAGGCGGTCTACAACGGCACTGCGGAGTTCTGCGATCCGCCGGCCGCGAAGAACGCCGCCGACGGCGGCAAGGGCAGCGGAGCCGACGGAGCCAAGTAATGGGTCTCGACTTCCCGCCGCAGACGCGCGCGCGGATGCTCGAGGTGTTCGGCGAGGGCGCCACGGTCAACGGCTCAGCCGTCCGTGGCGTCTTCGCCAATGCATACGTCGAGATCCGGGGGGCTGAGGCCAGCGTGCCCAGCCTCCTGTGCCGCGCTGAGGACCTACCGAACGTCGCCCACGAGCAAGTCGTGATCGTGGCCCAGCGTGGGTTTGCGGGCCAGGTCACGAGTATCCAGCCGGACGGCGACGGCTGGGTCCTGCTCGTCCTGCACAGGACGGTCTGACGTGGCGCTCAACGTGCGGATCACCGGGGACTTCGGCGCGGTCAACCGCGCCCTGAAGAGGCACCCGGGCCTCGCCCACAAGGCGGCCAGCCGCGCGATCAACCGGGCCCTGCTCACCACGCGAAAGGAGACGGTGCGGGAGGCGGCGCGCGCCGCGCGCGTCAAGGCCCGCCTCATCCGAAAGCGCATCGCTCTGCACAAGGCTTCGCCCAAGCCCGACAGGCTGGTGGGTGCCGCCTACTTCCACACACAGCCGATTCCGGCCCACTCCCTGACCTTCCCGAAGGAAGCGCGGCAGCTCAAGCGCGGCGGCGTCCGCGCCGGCCAGCACACGTTCAAGCGGTCGTTCATAGGCGTGTACCGGCGCAGCAGGCGCACGGGCAAACCCAACATCTTCCACTACGAGCCCGGCTCCAAGACGCGCGTCCTGCGCACGCTGCTGGTCATCAAGCAGCACGGCAAGGTGCTGCATAAGGTCTACGGCCGCCTCGCACGCAAGCGGTTCCTGAAGCTGTTCCACGCCGATCTGAAGTACCGGCTGAAGAAGCAGGCCGGATCACTTTAAGGGGGGGGTACATGTCCCATCCACGCACCCAGGTGAGGCTAGCGGCGTTCGCCGCCCTGCAGTCGCTGCCCGAGTTCTCGGGTCACGTGTACATGACGCGCACGCGGCGCTGGGCGCCGAGCGAACTGCCTGGCTTGGCCATCTTCACCCACGACGAGGAGGGCGGGGAGAGGGCCCACCCGCTCCAGATGCGCGAGCTGCGGCTGCAGACCGACATCGTCCTGCGCTGCTCGCCGGGCGTCGACGTGGACCAGGAGATCGACGACTTGGCCCTGGCCGTCGAAAGGGCGCTGCCCTCGAACCTCGCTCTGATGGACAAGGTCCTAGATTTGTACTGCGCATCCACGGAGATCGAGATCGACGCTGAGGGCGATCAGCCCCTGGTCACGGCCTCGCTCGTGTGGGCAGCAACCTACCAGCTCGATACC